CAGCCCGGCCAGCCCGGCCAGCCCGGCCAGCCCGGCCAGCCCGGCCTGGCCGACCTAGGACCCTACTCCGGGTAGAACTCGGCGTCAATGGCGCAACTTCGAGCGTTGTCCAAGGTCACCTTACCCTCTGCGGTCTTGGAGAAGCCGAGCTTGGCAAAGCTGCGGGCCGCCTTCTGCTGATTGCTGAAGTAGGCGCTTGAGCTGGAGTAGAGCCGAACATACTCTTGCAAGGTGCTGAGACCAGGAGAGAAATACCCGTCTACCTCGCTCCTCATGAGATCACGCATGTCCGACACGAACTCGTCGGAGAGGAGAGCCTTCACCGTGCCGCGCTTCTGCTTCAAGGTCACCTTGGCCGTCTTGGCATAGCGCTTGAGGACCTTGCTACTGAGGGCAACACTCCGGCCTCCATTGAGCTTGAGGGTCTCCTTGTGCTCTTGGTAAATCTTCTTGATTGAGGCAGCGCCTCCTGCGTTGGCGCAGTAGTCGAAGATCCAGCCCAACACGGGCTTGCCGTCCATGTCTACCAGGCGCGTCTCCAAGAAGGCGTCAAGACCATAATCGTTCGCCAGGAACTTGACCTTATCAATCTTCGCAAGGTGCTCGCCGATCCAGGCCTTGGTTAGCTGGCCGTCGGCCGTCGGCGTGTCGCTCCAATGTTGCCAGAGGCAGACGTTCACTCGGTGGGTGGGTCCGCCCTGGATCCCGTGGAGCATGATCTGGAAAGGCGTTGGGCTACCGTCCATGTCCACGACTTTGGTTCTGGTAATGAACTCCCGGACCTTGGGGGCGATCTCCTTGTCATACTCAATGGAGAACTCTCGCAGCTTGTCCACGGCTTTAGCCGCAGCCTCGTCCCGCTCTTGGTTGCGCTCAGCCAAGCGCTGAGCCAGAACCTTCTGGCGCTCTTGCTCTGCCTTCTCCGCTGCTGCCTTCTCGGTGCGTAGCGCCTCAAGCTCCTGCGCCTCAGCGCTCGGCTTGTTCTTCTTGGTTGCCATGATTCTGCTTCTTTCGTTCTCTGTGGACAGAGAATCCTCTAGGGGAAAAATAAATTGAGCACGCAGGAAAAATTCCTCCGCCTCCGTGCCGCGCGCCTCTCGGACGCGTCCGGCCGTTGCCACTACCACCGTCTGACCAATGAGGGTGCAGCGTAGCATGGTTCCAGGCCCCCCGACACTCTCCCCGCGAGGAATGGCGAGCCTTTTACATTTCTGTGACAATTGGGAACAACACTATTTCTCGGCTCCTGTCAAGCCAGGAATGTCACAGAAATGTAAAAGCCCCCCTCGGCTGTAACTCTATTCCGGCTGGCCTGTCAAGAAGAAAACAAAAAAAATCTCAACACTATCTGGCCAGCCCTGTCAAGCGCCTAATGTCACAGAAGTGTAAAAAGTCATAAGTCCTTTGAGGCCAAGGGGTTACAACGACGCCCGGGGGGGTGGGTCCCAACGGATCGACGTAAGTCCTTAAAGCGCCGGTCTCAAGATAATTTTTACATAAAATTTTACTTGACAGAAAAACGACAGATATCATATGATCCCCCTATGAATATTACAGAATTGCTTCAAGAACATCTAAATGTGTATAAGGATAGTTTAATTGAGATCAAGAAGCATAAGGCAGAGATTAAGGATCTCAAAAACCAATTGAGGATCTCCAAAATCTCCAAGACTATTTTAGCAAAACAGAACAAGACGCTACAAGTCTCAGGAAAAGTTTTGGATGGTTTGGACGAGGATCGGCTCTTTGAATTAGAAGCCACATTGTCTTTCCAGCGCTCTTTGGACGGACTGCGGATCCTTAAAGTCCGGTCTCTGAACCTTGGGCTGGAGATACATACTGCCCAGGAAGGGCCTATTCTGCAACAGGGTGTGCGAAAATCCCTAGGACGTGTCGAATGCCCGGTAGAGGCGTAACTAGAAACTCCAAAGTCAAACGGAGAACTCGTGCTGAAATTCAAGACGACGAATCTGCCGCTAAATTGGCCAAGTTGGAGCGTCAAGCAATTTCATATTTGGAAGACGAACTTAAGTTACTCACTTCTACACCAGGTAATTTTGCTGAGGTAAGCCGTGTCCTTGAACTCCTCAAAAAGCACAAGCGCAAAACCCTGGACCCTAAAACACGAACTAATAATCCAAAAGAAACCTGGACATTGGGTAATTAATAAAGGGGTTCCAAGGACCAAGGGGCTCGAAAGAGCCTGCAAGATTTTCTCTTGGATGGAACGGTTCTTAAAGATTCGCCTTAAAGATCCCGGAGACGGTCCAGCAATTGTCCCCTTACGCCTCAATACAGTCCAGGGTATAATGGCGAATTATGTGGCTTATTGTTGGGACAAAAAACTACCAGTTAGGTTTATGTTACCCAAAGGAAGGCAAATGGGAACCAGCACCTTTGCCCAAGCCTTCTTCTTTTCCCTCTGTGAACTCAAGCCAGGGCACCACGTATCAACTGTCGCCCATGACGAAGCGGGTGCTATTGAGATTTTCAGCAAGTCAAAAACCTTTTATCGGGAAATGCCGCCTACCTGGCCGGTTGAGTTGCTGTCGGAGCAGAAGGGTCGAATGCATTGGGATAATGAAAGCGCACTCGGTTCTGCGACAATTAAGACAGGAGACGCGCTTGGCAAAGGTGCGACCCTCAATGCGATTCACTTCTCGGAAAGCGCCAACTTCTCGGATAAGGGCGTTGATGCGACGGGCGCGGTGACCTCGATTATGAACTCTCTAGCAGAGGGGGAAATGTCGATTGTAATTCACGAGTCCACGGCAAAGGGTCGGGATCCCTTCTATTTCCCTATGTGCGAAGCGGCTCGTTTAAACAAGAATGACTTCCAACTTATTTTCCTACCCTGGTTTCTAGAGAAAGGATATGCACGATCTTGGAAAAAGCATAGGGATAATGCGATGCGGAGGGGACGCCCAGACCCAGGCAAGAAGTTCCAACCCACCAAAGAGGAAAAGAAACTACGACAGAAACTTGCCAACACGAGGGTAAAGGATAATCAACAGTGGTATAAATATAAATACGCATTAGGTAACGACCAATTAATCTGGCGTCGATGGGCGATCCATAATAAGTGTCAAGGGAAACTCGATCTTTTCCAGCGCTATTACCCTAGCACGTATGAGGAGGCATTTACTGCCTCTGCGGACTGTCTTTTTCAAGATAAAGATATTACATTTTACAGACAAAGGATTAATGACCCTCTCTACAAAGGGTCAATTCACGATATAGCAGGAAAAGGAGTATGGCAAAATGAGCCCAAAATGGGGCCTATTGAAGTCTGGGAAATGCCTATAGAAGGCGAAAAATACGTGATCGGAGCGGACCCTGGAGGGTCTAAATTGGAGTCAGATCCGTCAGCGGCTTTTGTGCTCAAGAAGCGAAATCTGCAAGTAGTGGCTCGTATACACGGAAACTTGGAATGGGATACCTTCTCAGATCACCTGGAGTCGTTGTCAGTTTTCTACAATGAAGCTCTTTTGGCTGTGGAAAATAACACAGGGAGGGCCATTTGCACCCGGCTCCATAGGAACGGGAAGGCGAATCTTTACTATTATACGGACGACGCTCAATTGAGGATCGCACGCGAACGCACCCCAGGGTGGAATACGAATGTAAAAACACGCCCAGAGATCATACGGGTTTTGGACAAAGCGGTCAGGGACCACGTCTTGGATATCCGAGATGAGGGATTTGTCAGGGAAATGGGTACTTTTGTCTGGGTGCCAAAGAACAATTCTCGCACAGAAGGCAAATATATGGCTATGGGATCCAATACAGACGACCGTGTAATGGCCCTAGCAATTGCGGCGTTCTTGTGCCCCAGGAGCGATATCCCCCTGGCTCCCCTTGAAAAAGAGGAAGCTCCTAAGAATACCAGGGCATATGCACAGTTTTTAGAGTTAAAAAAAGAGGGTTTTTATGAAGAATCTCAAGAAAGATTGAGATTATAGTTGATTTTCTCTCAAAATATGTTATTTACATAGAATGCCCAGAAAGTATAAAAGCAAAACTAGATCAAAAGAACGGTCTAGACGTGTGTCTAAATTCTGGCAAGAGCGTATCCAAGCAGGTATAAAAGCAAAGGAAGACTACACACAAAAGGCAGAAGAAGTATTAGCCTACTTTCGGAACTCTGACATTTTATTTGACAGAGGTGATTTAGCCTCTAAATTCATGGATTTTGGGGCGGGTTCCGCCACAGTCAGCGTACCAAAAGTAGCACAGTTAAAAGCGAGTTTAGGCCCCCGCCTATACTTACCTAAACCTACCCGAAATTTATCGGCTAGGATAGATGATGGAGTCCAAGTTGGTCTTACCCGAGTCTTAGAGACCTATATTAACTATGTCTCAACTGAGGCGAAGTTTTCTAGAGAGCTTAGAAAGTGTATCGACGATGCTTTACTCAGGGGACGCGGGTTCTTAGAAACTGGATGGGACTCTGTTCGTAACTGTGTAACAAGCTGGTATGTCTCTTCTGCTGATATAATCTTCGATCCAGACGTATTGGATATCGAAGACGCCGAATGGATCGCTATCCGAAACAAGGAGTCTCTTTGGCGTACTAAGCGCCGAGTAACGGATAAGTGGCGTCTTGAGGGGCTAGAGGACGATATGAAGTCCCTCAGCAACTCTCCTGAAGTTAAGCAAGAATACGAAGAGAAAGAAAACCGCGTAGAGGCACCTGGTTCTAACTACAAGGTGGAATACTGGGTTATCTTGTCCAAAATGGGCTATGGGTTCCGTGGCCGAGACATGGAGGACACCAAGAAATATGACGATACGAAGGATCATTGCCGTATCGAGATTGTAATGGACCACGAGTACCCCCTGGACGAGGGAGAGTGGCCCATTCCGCTATATCTGGATCGCGAGTGGCCGATCACCAAAATGGACTTTGTAGAATCCATTGACTCACCTTGGCCGAACTCCATTATGGGTCAAGTCCTCCCAGCACAGAAGGCCATTGATTTACTCACCAGCCTCAGGGTAACGAGCTGTAAGAACAGGGACCGGCTGGTTGTGTTCTGCGATTCCAGGGT